CTTGAACAAGTTCTTGTAGAAATGGGATATAACACAGAACTTGCAGCACAAATGGCTGCAGAAGAGTCATCATTAACAGATTTGTCACAAAATACAAACACAAACAATGTGTTACTAGAACAGGGGATAACAAATGGAACAGCAGACACAACAACAATCTGAAAATCAAACGGTACAAGAAGAAGTAAAGATTGAAGATCCAGCAGCAGTCCTTGGTGCATTAGAACGTGCCAAGGCTGAGGCCAAGAAATTCAGGGAAGAAAGAGATAGATTAGAAATAGATCTACAGAATAAAACTGAGACTGTTGCTAATTATTCAACTAAACTACTTCAAGAAAAGGTTAAGACTAAATTTCAGTCTAGTGGAATAAAAGATTCTGATAGGTTTTTAAGATTTATTGATTTTAACCAAATTTCATTAAACGAAGATGGAGAACTATCTGGGTTTGATGATCAACTAACTTCTTTAAAGCAAGACTTTCCAGAAGTGTTTGATGCAAAGTTAAGAGTTGGTGGTCAAGCAGATACTGCAGCAGCTACGAGTGTTAACACTAAAATCTCTGCAACTGAGCTTCAAGCAAGAAGAATTCTTGGCAAGATTTAACAAATCGTGGTATAATTAACTTATATTCTGGGCAACGGACGTTCCCAAAATTAATAAGTGAATTGGACGATTCACAAATACAATTTAATAACAATTCATTTATCAAGGAGATAAAATGACAATTTCAAGAGTAGATCTAACAGAGGCAAACGGCTACATCCTAGAAGAGCAAGGGTCCACAGTAATTCAGGATCTTATTGCAAACTCTGCTGTAGAGCGTTATGCTCGTCGTGAAGCAATGGCTTCACGCACAAAGTCAGTACCTCGCTTTGTAGGAGATGCACCAACAGTAGTCGCTGAAGGCGATGAAATTCCTGCATCAGCACCAACACTTGACGAAATCGTATTGACAGCAAGAAAGTATGCACAACTTATGCACATCTCAGAAGAAGATGTAAATGACCAACTCGTAGATACACTTTCAGTGTACAAGCGTGAGTGGGCATCTAAGTGGGCACGAAAGTATGACAATGCTTGCCTTGGCGTAACAGCAGCAGGCGACGGAGATGACGGTCAGCCGTTCACATCTCTATATCGTGCAGTATCACCAGGTTCTGCGGGAACAAACCTAATCCAAACAGGTGGAGCACTTTCATTTGATGACATTAACAATGCACTTGGTATTGTTGAAGATTCATCTAAGTTTGATGCAGCCAACACAGTATGGATGGCTCACCCAAAGATGCTTAAGGAAATTCGTGGAATGGTAAAGCCAAACTCTGATTTGGTTCTTCCAGACCCAATTGCAGGAACACCAGGATCTCTATTTGGATATCCATTGGTAGTTTCATACGGCGCAGCAACTTCTGCTGCAGCATCAGCATCACCAACAGGAAACGCATTGCTCATCGTCGGTAACCGTCAGATGCTTATCAATGGTGTTCGTGGTGGAGTTGAATCAGTAGTTTCTCGTGATGCAGAATTTGCTCGTGATGGTGTAGTCTTGAAGACTCGCATCCGTCGTGGATTCGCAGTTGCAGATGCAGACGCATTCGCAATTGTTGAGAAGACAGCGTAAGGGGAAAATAAAAAATGGCTAGCAAATTATACGGACAGTTCATTTCACAAGCTCTAAACAAGGAAATTGATTGGGATACAGATACCATTAAGGTAGCTCTTCTAACCAATGCCTATACACCAGACCAAGATGCACATAATTATTTTGATGATGTTGTTGCTTCTGAAGTATCAGGTGCAACAGGTTATACATCTGGTGGAGCAACTCTTGCCAATAAGACCAACACATACTCTTCATCAACTAACGTAATTGTTCTTGATGCTGATGATACAACTTGGTCATCATCTACAATCACAGCACGTTATGCAGTGATTTATGATGCAACTCCTGCAACTAACGCAACAAAGCCACTTATTGGTTATGTTGACTTTGGTTCAGATCAATCTTCATCTAATGGTAACTTTACTATTACATGGGATGCTACAGGTATCGTGAGAGTTACAGTAGCTTAATGAATATAAGTGTGCAGGCAGAGGTATTAACTATTGGTTTTACCGCCAATATTGTTAATCCAAAGATTACAACAACATTACTGTTGCCAAATGATAATATCTCCGTTGTGGTCCTCTGCCTGCACCTTCCTAAACTATCTGTTAATGGACATAGCATTTCTGCTATTAATCCTGAAGATATTTTGATAGGAGGAATGGCTACGTCAGCAATGGCGTAGTCTTTTTTTATGCCAGGTACATCAGCATTATATACAAAAATTCATACTTATGCCATTGAAAGAGGCATGGAGTTTGATCAAGCATTTACTACTTCTCCAACAAGAACTGGAAGTTCAACAGTTGGTGTTGCATGGACCACTAATGGAACTGCAATTGCATATGACGCAGGAGTGCAACCAACAAATGGAAATGGTTCTTGGAGGTTTACTGCAAGTACAACTGCAGCCAGTGGATCTAGATTTAGATGTTTAGCTGGTAATACTGATGCAACTAGTTTAAATGATAACGATTATAGTGTTGGATTTTGGGTAAAATTTAATTCATTGCCAAGTGGATCATCTGCAGTTACTTTTCCTATTGTGTCAGTTTTAGCATCTTTAGATAACGTTGGATTTAGTGTATATATTACTGGATCATCACATCCAACAAATCCATCAGCAATATCTTTTGTTTCAAAATCTGGTGGATTTTATACTTATGGTGGATCTGTTGCAGATCTTGGTTGGCATTATATTGCAATTAGAAGAGTTGGCAGCACTGGCAACAATTATAATTATTACATGGATGGAGCTTTAGTAGGTACAGAAGCTCAAACTTTTACTGGTACAACAGCATCAATAACATTTGGAAACAGTGCTACTTCTTCACCAAGTAACTTTACATATAACATTTGTAACTATTATCATGCAACTTCCAGTGCCGTTAACGCAACAGCAATTTCAGAAATATGGACTGCTGGAGTTGGTTCTGCTTCAACTAATATTACTATTACAGAAACCCCAGCAACAGCATCCGCATTATTTGTTAATCCATCAACCATTGTTTCTCATAATGCAGATCCAGCAACAGCATCTGGAGAAATATCATATTTATCTGTTTCTGGATCAGTTAACTATCTACAAGACTCTGCAGCAGCTACTGCACTTCAAACAGAGCCAACTATTGTTATTACATCACCTAATTATACTGAAATTACTACATCAATTACTGCATCAGCACAATTAGTAAATCCATATAGTGTTATTGCTGTTCAAAATATTTCAAATACTGCAGATGTTATGACTGCTTCTGCTGATATTGCAAGTCATGTTACTGCTGTTGGTATTGGTATAAGTTATGTAGCAGATGAAGCAACAGCTTCTGCAGCAATAGTTATTCCTTCTAAATTTGGTCCAGATAGTGTAACAATTGTTGAAACACCTATGCAAGCTTCAGCACTTATTGTTGATCCAACTGTTTTTGTAACACCAAACTATTTTAATTATATAAAGAAGAATGATCCTAAACTTTATTATTTAGGTAACACTACAAACTACGGATCATCAAGCCCTGCCACATTCTCAAAAACTGGAACCTGGGATCCTAGCGATGGTGGCATTCCAATGTCATATCTTTCATATGCTGGAAATACAAATTCTTATACACTTAGTACAATAGGAGTGAGCCCAAAGATTACATTAGGCGGCACTGGAACAGTTGCAGATTTAAGAGCAATACATAAAACAAAAAATTGGTCATATGAATTTTGGTGGAAGCCAGATTTTGATGATCACGGTTTAGATACTGCTCCATATACATTTTTCACTAATGATTATTTTACAGTTCAAACATGGGGAGGTAACACTGGAGCTTCAAATGTTAGATTTAGATTATTATTAAATAATAATGGACTAGGAGACTTTGACATAACAACAGTTATTGATGAATCACTATTTCCTTTAGATAACTGGAGTCACTTTGTTTTTGTTGCAGAAGAAAATGGATCTAGTCAAAGAATAAGAATTTATATTAATGGAGATGTTGTTGCAAACGTAAATGCTGTTTTTAGTCCAAATGCAGCACAAGTAGATAGCCAAATTGATACTGGCCTTATATTTTATCCAGTAAATGGAAAAATTCCTGGAGGAGGGTCCTCTTGGCTTGATGAAATTGCTGTTTATGGTAGTTCTCTTTCTTCTGCTGAAGTATTAGATCATTATAGCTTTGTACAAAATATTAGTCCAAATAGAACTCATTATGCTTCTTTGCTTGAAGCTTCTGCTGAATTGCCAGAACCAGTATTCTTTGCTGTTGATAATAACAATTTCCCAGCAACACCAGTTACTGCTTCTACATTAATCGTAGATCCAGCAATTGATGCACAAAGATTTGTAAATATTACAGCAACTGCATTAACAGCATCAAGTCAGTCTGTTAATCCATCATTCTATGGAACTCCAGATTACCGTAAGAATGCTGAAGTTTTGACGGCATACAGTGAAATGAGTAATAATAACTTTGCCCTTGATGATACATACTTTGCATATGTATTAGCAAATAGAGCCCCCTACAGATATGTCTCATTTGATGGAACTAATCCAGCAATGGATTATGGATCAGATGCTGATTTTAGTGTAACTCCAACAGTTTGGGGTGGAGATTTAACAAGTCCTTCCTTTGGAATTAATAATATTTCTGTTAAAACATTAGCTGACGACTATACAACCGATGGCGTAATTCTTAAAGAATCACAATATAATGATGACTGGGGAACCAGCACAGATCATTATCATTCATCTTTCTGGATGCAAAGAGATGGTGCTGATCCATCAAATGGTGGAGTTAAAGTATTGTGGAATCTAAATGGATATTATGACAATCAGCATGCACTATTGTTCCATTATCAAGATAAACTTCATATTCAATTCAATAATCAAACAGAATATCAAACCTTTACAAGTGCTGCTAATGTAAACATTTTTGATTATGAACGTCATCATATTGTAATTGACTTTAATCATAGTGGAGCTAACAATTTTGTCAAGATTTATGTTGATGCAGTACTTGTTTTAACTGCAAATATTGGAAATATGGTAGGTCAAACAATTAATGGCATTGTTGCTGTTGGTCCTAATGATGAAGCAAATAATCGTCCAAGACTTTCAGTAGGATGTTTAATTACTCCATTTGCCTCAACTGCTTTGCCTGCAGTTCCAACAGTAATGAAAATATTTATTGATGAAATTTATTGGGCAAAAACATCAATAACTGCTGGACAAGTAACATCACTATACAATGCTATGCCAGCAAAAGATAATACTGAATGGTATGCTGATTTCTTTGTATCCTCAGCATTTGCAATACCAACACCAATAATTAGAGCTGGCACAACAGTTACAGCAACACCATTAACTGCTTCTTGTCAATTAGTAGACCCTACATTAATCTTAGTATTTAATAAAAATATTTCAGCAACTCCAATAACTGCTAGTGGTTTATTAGTAGATCCAGGCATACTTATAGATAACACTATAGACGTATCAATTGCTGCTCAATATATGTTTGCAAGTGGACAATTAGTAGTTCCAATTGTTTACCTAACTGTTTCTGGTCAACCAATGATAGCAACTTTAAGAATGCCATCATCATTGCCACCATGGTATGATCCATATCGTGCATTAGTTATTCAACAAAGTTTGACATATCCAGCAGGAGATTATTTTGGATTTAGAATAGGAGATATAGACGAATGACAGTTAAAAATATTCTTATAAGAATACAGGATAATCCAGCATTTAATGAACTTGTTCCAGCAGATTTGGGATTGCCAAATGAATCTGAATTAAAAAAATTCTATAGTGATGGTATTGATAATTTCTCTATTCCAGAACAAGATCCAACAAACTGGTTAACATTTGATCCTGGCGATGGAACAAACTCTACTCCGTCTTGGGTTTCAAGATACAATGGAACTTATATTAATCCAGACACTAATGCATCAGCTTCATATAATGCTCGTTGGGAATTAAACTCTTTAATATTTAAATATGGTCAAGAATCTTTGCCTATTTATCAAACATTTGGAAGTAATTTTGAATTTAATTCTTCTGGGGGACCAAGAAATTTAGGATATACAAACATAGGCAATGATACATGGGTTAGAATGAATCATCAAGTTGCTTACCAAGATGCCACAGTTGGTACTATGTATCGTCCACACAATGAAGTTTGGAAAGAAGGATCTATTGAATTAACAATAAAACCAACTAAATCAAACTGTACATTGCTTAGTGGAACAATTATGAGTAATTACAAATCTCAAGCTGCTACATTTGAACCAAATGCAGATGGCAATCAACTTTTTGTTGCAGTAAGCCAAACTGGAGTTGTTGATCCTAGCGGTACAGGTTCAGATAGAAGTTATGATGTTAAACAAGAAGTTAAACAAACTTATGGTGTTGCTCAAGATAACCTTTATGCAAATAAATATGATGTTTATTATGCTCCAACGGCTCCTGGGGGAACACCAATTCCTTATATATATGAAGATGTTGAAAGTGGATTATCTTTAACTAGTTTAGATCATACTGTTAGAACTTTTAAAGTTGATTTAGTTAATGGATTAGTTCGTGTTTCTTATGAAATTTATTATGGAGATACTAAGAAATATATTGAGTTTTATGGAAAAACAAATCTTGTAAATAACGAATGGCATCATTTAGTTATTAATCGTCCAACTCCATTTACTATTAAAGATGGAGATAATAAATATGGCGGTGATGGATGTATAGAAATTTGGGTTGATGGTAAACTTGATGCAAGAAATTATGAAATAACAACCAATGATCCTTTGCCAACACCAAACGTATTGTTTAATGATTATACAAATCCTGGCATATTAAATTATCCACAAGCATCATTAAATTTGGCTGAAGCATTTGTTGAAAAACAACCATGGATGGTTCAAGAAATAGCAACAACTAATTATGAAGGTGGAATTAGAGATTTTATTTTTAGACAATCAATTGCATTAAGTCCACATTCTATTGGTTTAAATCATATTTATGCAATTAAAAATAGTCCAGGTTCTAAAATTATTAAACCAGGTGAAGCTACAGCAACTGCTAAGATTGTTCAACCTACAGTTAGTGTTAATAAAAAAACAATATTAAAATTATACTGGGATTCATTACTTGATGATAAAACAAAGTGTTTAGATGGTTTAGAACTTGATGAAACATATAATGTTTATTCATATAATGTAGCAAAGAAAAATATTATTTCGCCAAGTCAAACTTTTAACTTAGATTTAAATGATTCAACAAAAACAAGAACATTTTTACAAAATGTAAAAACTGCTGTTGGAAAACATTTATTTGTAGCTAAACCAGGAATAATTGTAGATGCAATGACCATGGATGCTGGTGCTACAACAGGAGTAAATGCAGGTACACATAAAAACTTTATTGATTATACAAATGATTCTAATGTAGTGAAACAATATTTTGGTGATAGAAAAGGTCGTTTTATATCAAACCTTCAATATGGTGGGGTGTACCTAAATCCTGGAGATAGAATTCTTTTGTTCAATCAACCAAGATTTGCAGATAATGGTGTTTGGATTTTTAATGGTCCAAATGAAAAAATGACAAGACCAACAGAAATTAAATTATCTGAATATAAAAATGCATTAGTTTATGTTAGTGATGGCAAGTATGCTGGTAAAACATACATTCAAACTAATGAAGTAACTAACATTAGAAAGAGTGCACAAAAATGGATTGAGGTTGATAACAGTATTTCATTGTCAACATCTGAAGTTTATCCAGTACACACAACTCCTTGGTTAGATACAAATGGTAATGAAAGATTTATTGATATTAATACTGATATTAATTTAAATTATGACATTATTGCTTTTATGAATTATCCTACAGAAAGCAAAGATATTGTTTCTGCTTTGTCGGGTACAAATGAAATTGATAATTTAAAGAAATATAAAGATTTTATTACAAACTTAAGAATAGCTGTAATTGTTAGAGGTAAATCTCTTTATATATCAAGTCCAAAACTAGCAGTTGATTACGGAATTGTTACTGGTTTTGAGTCTGTTCCACAAATGATTAATACATCTGGAGATGCTCAATCCGCAGCAATTAGTCCATTTGAATCAGGGGAAGTAGCTGAAAATTATTTTGATACTCATAGAAATATGAAATATCATCTTGCTACACCATTGGCTGGATTAACAAATAGAGAAACATACATCATGACTGATTTTGTTACTTATTCTCCAGATAGAACTGAAAGTGATTATCATATTAAATATGCTTACCGTCAATTTGGCCTTCTAGAAGGAGATGAATTCTATATTCCTGGATTGACAACTCTTCCAGAAACATTAAATGAACAACTTCCTGGATATTTACATAATCAAAAAGGTGTTTCTAATTTAATTACATTTGCTCCAAATCAAAAAGTTTTTGGAACAACAATAACTAAATTATCAAACAATGTTTATGATGGATCAACTTCAGTATCAAATCCATATGATGATAATATTACAACAATTGCTTTCCAATATCCTATTTTAGGTTTAGGTAAAGTTTTTGTAAATTGTGTTGAAAATGGTTATCCATTTAGTAGATCAGACTACAATAAAGCAATAATTCAAAATGTTACTGCTGGACAAAATGCAGAAACTACACAAACGGCAGCTTGGCAATACTCAACAAACCGTTTAAATAAGAAAAGTCTATATGATTTCTCTGAGATTACTAATTTAATTGGTCAAACTACTCCTACAAATGGTGGTGGTGGCCCACTTATTCAAGGACAATCTCATTGTAGTAATGGTGTAATTAGAAAGAAAACAGATAATGGAAATCTTCAATATCAATCTGATCTATATCCAGAAATTACTGAAGAATACTTTGAAACAACAGAAATTCCAGTGCTAAGCATGACTTGGCTTGGATTAAAATGGTTAGCGGAATAGGAGGAAAAAATGTTAGCAAGCACAACAGATGTAAAAAATATAACTGGTAAGATAGTTAATAATCAACTAGTTACTAGAGCGCAATATATCATTGAATCTTATGTTGGAAAACTTGAAAGTGAAGTTACTAATGCAAAAGATTTGACATTACTGAAAAGAGCAGTTGCCTATCAGTCGGCCTACATGGTCAATAACGAGGACTTAGTTTACGAGCAAATGTCTGTGTCTACCACAGGCCAGAACGACGCTTATACGACCTTCAGACAGGGCGACAAGGCATCTCCTTGGATTGCACCAATGGCTGTAATGTCATGTGAAAAGTTATCTTTTATTAAATCAAGATCCATTAAAACTGGACGCATGGATAGAACTATTAGTTTTCCAGATGGTTCACTAATGTACCCAGATTGGACAATCATTTAATGAAACCTATAACTATTTCTCGTCACAAATTTTCAGGGGACCTATATAAATTTGTTAGGAGACAAGTAGGTGTAGATACAGTTGTTGATTATTTCTTTTCTAAAAAGATTAACATAACTCCTGGCTTAGATCAAAATAGTAAGATGACTATTCTTTGTAAAGAACCTTTGGCAGTAGGATTTTTAATAAAAGATATTAAAGATGCTGATGGAAATCTTATTTTATCTGATACGGTTTGGCAAATTTCAACAATTCAGCCAGTGTTAAATGCTTTTAATACAATTGAATCCTACACAATGAAAGCACTTAAGTACCAAGGAACCATTTAATGGGTCTTTTTAGTGCTTTTGGAGAGATTGCTTCTTCTGGTATTGATATTGGAGAAGCTAGAGCAGTAGTTGATGAAGGTTTTGGTGATGCCATTTCTACCATGGAAGGCATGATTGGAAATGCAGGGCAACAAAGCGTTTTTGATAGTTATGTTTTAGATGCCTTTGCCTCTAATAAATCTCCAATAAAAGAAGGCTGGACTGATGTAGATATTGGGGAATATATGGATTTTATGGGTGAAATTGTTGATGAAGGCAATAGTATTATGGGTGATGCCTACTCTGAAGCACAAGATATTCTTTCTGAGCTAGAAGAAGAAGCTGAAGCCTTTGGTGATGAGGGTGATTTTGATGAATTTTAATAATAAGTTTAATAGTTTAATTAATCATTAGTGCTTTAAGTTTGACAAAGTACTTCCAATCTATGGTATACTAGATATAGGAGGTAAGGCACATGAATAGTCATGAATTTCGGGTAGTTATCAAAGAATTTGATGCTGCAACGATTAAAGCAAGTAATATAAACCCAGCACATTTCAAAGCAGTTGCTTTGGTTTTATCAATGTATGGGGATTATGAAACAGGAACCAGCATTAAGCCATCTTGGTTAACAGTAGCCAGAGAAGCTTGTGTTGATCGCAAGACAGCTATGAAGGTAAGAGATTTCTTATTGTCTCAAGGTTTGTTAATTCAGTTGTCCAAAACAGAGGCAAACATTTCTGTCTACAAATATGGTCAGTTGTCCAAAACAGAAGATCAGTTGTCCAATTCTAATGAGCAGTTGTCCAATTCAGAGGTTCAGTTGTCCAATATAGATGGACATAATACTACTATAGATACTACTAATAATAGTACTTTAAATACTACTTATAAGAAAACAACTATTAGACCAGGGAAAGGAATTCCTGAATGGAAACATACTTCCATTTCTTCTTCTCTGGCTTAAGTTGCCCGTTTCGGGCAAAGTAAAGGGGTAACAAATGAATAAGGAATATGATACTATAAAAGTATATTACTGTAGCAATTGTCCAAGGGTATACACAAAAGATATAGAATGTCCAATGCATAATACAACTAACAAGGAAATAGGATGGGTACAACATGAACGACAAATTTTGCAACAAATGTGAACAAGCTAAAGAGTTAAGTGCCTTTGGCAAGAGAACCAATGCCAAAGATGGCTTACAGAATTGGTGTAGAGAATGCCTGAATAAGGCTAACAAAGACAAAGCAATGAGCAGAGGAAAGACTGGTCCAACAGTTATTAGAACTTTTAAAACTTGTTCAAGATGTGATGACACTAAGCCAATTTCTCAATTTTATAAGAAAAACAAATACTCAGCAGATGGTTATGGAAACCTATGCAAACCTTGTTGGAGTGTAAGAATTAAAGGTTATCAGAAAAAATATCTTGCAAAATCCAGGGGGACATATAATGGATAAAAATGTTAACATTAATGCTGATGTAAATACATACATAAATGGAGTAATACAAGAAAGAATAACAGTTGCTCAATATAAAGATATTTGCAATATGTGTTTCAATGTAGTTGATGCTGGAGATCCAATTTGTTGGTATGGAAGAAATATGGGAGTAAGACACTTAAGTTGTTATCTAAAGAGGTCTTCTCTGTTGATACAAGAAGAATTTGACAAGCTATCCGATTGGTGATATAATTAGATTGATCACATACACGACTGTGTGGTTCACCTCTAGGCGTTTCCTCAAGAATGCCGAATGCTGATGGAGAAGGTTAACGTTCCCCAGACCAAAATCTTCTCCATTGGCTTTTATTTCATGGTATAATTACAATGATGCAGAAACTAGGTAAAAATGGATGAGAGTTTAGAGTTTAAGAAGATTTTATCTCAAAATTCCGACGGTACTGAGAAGAATATGATTCTAATGCCTTATGCTAAGAATCTATCCTATACTAATGGAGAGTTATCTATGGCTATAGAATTCTTCAATGATAATGCTGAGACAGAAATAGGAATAACTATCCAAGTTTCTGATGAACTAGGTTTGATATTAGATAGACTAATGCTGGGGGAAGTGGTTTGAAGATGAGATGGTTTGTACAATCTATAGTTAAAACACCACAAGATTACCAGATGTGCGTCGTAATGTCAAATATACAAACCTTTAAACCTTTATTTGGAGGATATGATGGGATATAGAACATTTACTGAAGAACAAGTTACAGAATTTATAGAGACAGCCCAGGAAATGGGAATTGGTCCAACATTAAGATATCTAGGTTTTCCAAAGTCTTATCATACCGCCAAGAAATGGTTTGTAGAAAGAGGTTTGGATATGCCTACTATGGATACCCTTGCAAAAATGGCGGGGGATATGAGAGTATTTTATTCTGATAAAGAGAAGTTAATAGCAGCACAGGCAGTATTAGATAGATGTGTAGAGAGTCTAATGCAAGATGTTCTGGATGCTGATCAATTGAATAAGCTATCTAATGCAGTTCATAAAGCTATACAAACCATTAACCTTATTGAAGGAAAGTCTACTGTTATTCAAGAACAAAGGAATAAGGATGGACAAGATTTGGCTATTGTGGATTTATTGAATGAAGCAAAGATGAGGAATGAAAGATTGAAAGGTTTGTCATTAGTAAATGAATAAAGGTTTGATAAGAAGGTTTGATAAGGCAAGGGGGGTACCTGAATGAAAAAAGTTTTTCTTTATTTTTTTTTCGCTGTCTGCAAACAATATTCCCCACAAAACCAATATCCAGACTATAGTGAAACCTTATGACTCCAGAAGCCATTACAGCCATAGGAACAATAATTCTAGGAATCACAGGAGGTTTCTTCGGAATGATGAGATATATGATTAAAACCTTAGCAGAACTCAAACCTAATTCTGGCTCAAGCATTAAAGACAAAGTTGAGATTAATAGTGAAAGATTATTAAGAGTAGAACAACGAGTAGATGATATATATCAAATTCTAGCAAGTAAGGGATAAATGTTAGCAACAGACTTATTAGATGATGTTCCAGTTGAATTATTGTCAATATCGGAAGGACGTATTGAGTTAACTAAATTTGACCCAATGCTTTTTGCTTTAACTTATTTGCCGCATCATTTACAAAATGCTCAAGGGGAGATAACCCTATCTGAGTTCCATGTGGATCTTGCTGAATATGGTAAGTCCTGGATTCATAAACCTACGGCACCAAAGGAGAATAGAGATGCCTTTATTGCACCAAGAGAATGTGGAAAGAGTACTTGGATATTTCTTATTCTTCCTATGTGGGCTGCTGCTCATGGACATGTCAAATTCATTGCAGCCTTTTCTGATGCTGCCTCTCAAGCTGAAACCCACCTTATGACATTTAAGAATGAATTGGAGTCAAATGAATATCTTCAAGCTGATTACCCAGACCTTTGCAAGCCAAAGATTGTTACTTCATCTGGTCGTGCGATGGCTTCTAACTCTTGGCGTATTATTCAGTCTAACGATTTTATTTTTGATGCTAATGGCATTGACACCAACTCATTAGGTAAAAAGGTTTTTGGATCTCGTCCAGACCTTATTATTCTAGATGATATTGAAAAAGGCGAAAAGAACTACTCTGAATACCAGGCAGGACAACAGAAAAATACAGTCTTTGATGATATTGCCCCTATGAATATTTATGCTCGTATGATATTTGTGGGTACAACTACTATGCCTAACTCTGTTATGGATCAGTTCCGTAAGTTTGGGGAAGGCTATGATGATGCAGAATTGAACTGGGTTAAAGACCAGAATGTAAGAGTTCACTACTATCCAGCTATTATGAATAATGATGATGGCTCTGAACGTTCTGTCTGGCCTGAGAAGTGGTCTTTAGAATGGTTAAACAGTCAAAGACATCTTCGTGATTTTGCCAAGAACTACATGAACCGTCCAGTCAATACTGATGGTACTTTCTGGACTAATGAAGACGTTATCATTCAGGAAGCAGAGGAATATGGAAATACTATTGTTTCTATTGACCCTGCCGTTACAAAAAATAAAGTTTCTGACTATACTGGTATATCTATTTTATCTAGAGGGGTAGATGAATTGGGTAAAGAAAATATTTATGTCCGTCATGCAGAACAAGTAAAGATGTCTCCATCTGAGCTAGCTGAAAGAGTTGGCTATCTTGTAGATAAGTTTGATGTAGGCGTTCTTTATGTTGAAGTAAACCAAGGTGGGGACCTATGGAAAGATGTATTTAAATCAATTCCGATTAAATACAGATCAAAAAGTCAAAGCGTATCCAAGCAAATTCGTGCTGGAAAAGCTTTAAACTTTTATCAACAAGGAAAAGTAAGACATACTGCTCATTTCCCAGTACTGGAAGAACAGATGTATTCCTTTCCTAAAATAAGCCATGAAGACGTACTAGACTCAGTTGTTTCTGGTATCCTGTACTTCTTGGATAATAAAGCAATAAAGTTGGAAACAAGACAAATCAATTATCTAAGGAGAGAATATGTCTGATATTAAAATTGCTCTAGATGGAATTCTAGATCGCAGAGATCATTACATGACTGCTGAATCATACTATGATGCAGTTCAAAGAGAAGTTTTTTCAAACCAAACTTGGTTAAAGTTATTTAGACAAGACAATAAACATTTTAGATTTAATTTTGCTAAGACTGTAGTTGATGCTGTAAGTCATAGACTTGAAATTGCAAACATTTTTGGTATGAATGAGCAAGAAAGTGCAGTCATTAATGAGATTTGGGAAAAGAATGACTTAAAATTAGATGCAAATGAGATCCATCGCAATGCTTTGATGTATGGAGATGCTTATGGAATTGTTTGGACTGATTTAAATGGTGAAATTACTGTTGATTACAACTCACCACTAACAACAATTATCATTTATGATGATGAAAACCCAAGAATTAAGCGTTTTGCTGCCAAACTATGGCAAACCACAGACATTCAAGGTAAAAACATAACAAAAATGAACATGTATTATCCAGATCGCATTGAAAAATATGTAACTTTTGGTGAAGTTGAAAATGTTGCTTCAGTAGCAGGATTTGATCTAATAGAAATTATTGAAAATCCTTGGAATCAAGTTCCTGTATTCCACTTTCGCACAACAAAGCAATATGGTCGTCCAGAGCACTTAGATGCCTATGGTCCACAAGACGCAATTAACAAAATGATTGCAACTCACATGACTACAGTTGATTATCAAGGTGCTCCACAACGTTATGCCTTGTCATCTGGCGGTAATGGTGCTGAATACGAAGACTTTGATGAGACTGGTACTGTAGATGAAAATCTAGGTCGCTTAAAGAATGGTCCTGGAGAACTTTGGTATCTTAACGGTGTTTCAAAAGTTGGAGAGTTTGCCCCAGCAGACTATAAGGTATTTACAGAGCCAGTAAATGAGTTTGTAAGATCTATGGCTTCTATTACAAGTACTCCACTTCACTATTTTGAAAAGCAAAACATTCCAAGTGGTGAAGCATTGCGTACAGCAGAAGCACCACTCATTAAAAAGATTCAAGATCGCCAAATAGCATTTGGTAATGCTTGGAGAGATATGTTCTCATTTATTCTTCTAGTTCAAGGAATTGATTCTGGTGCCTATGTTGTATGGGAGCCAGCAGAATCTCTTGCTAGTTTAGATGCTTGGGAAGTTGCAGTTAAAAAGCGTGTAGTTGGTGTTACTCTTGAACAAGTTCTTGTAGAAATGGGATATGATACAGAACTTGCAGCACAAATGGCTGCAGAAGAGTCATCATTAACAGATTTGTCACAAAACACAAACACAAATAACGTGTTACTAGAACAGGGGATAACAAATGGAACAGC